GTATTTCATTTGTATCTATGGGGTATTCGTCAACGTCTATACAACCCCATTTGCAAGTCTCATCATCAGTCAATGGTATTACACCAATAGACAGGTCTCCTTTTAAATGTCTCTCCCAAAGATCTACGGTCAAAGGTTCTTGTAATGTCCTTCCTCTGCCATCTTTCTTAACACCTTTCGCAGTGCTTTTTTGCCCTGTTATTTCATATATACCGTGAGCTCTCTCTAGTCCTGAGAATACTTGCTTAAATTTATTTGCGATTTCTTCCATGCGTACTCAAAAAGAAGGCTCCAACATTAAGTGAGTAAATGCTGGAGCCTAATAAGGTTAGTCTTCCCAATCCTTATTGGATGAAGACTTATCTTCTATTGCTGAAGCCTGTTGACCAGGTAACTGGTCCATTCCTCCAGCGGAACAAAACTTAGAAAATTCTTCGGCCTCTTTAAAGAGATCGACTTCCTTTTCTTCCAATACCCGTTCCTGCGAAATACTATAGCTGTACCACGATCCACGGTCATTGGATTCCACTTGCGTTTTGAGACTATACCAATGCGAGTATGCAGGTGGAGTATAAGCTCCTTTTGCACCTTGCAGTTTGGTTCCCTGTATCAGGGTGTTCCAACCACGCGAATGTTTAAGTTGTGATCCTGTCATATTAATAACACATCTTTGAGGTGTGCCATCAATAAGCGCATAACCATAATGATTAGCGGTTGTCGTCAGCTGAGTTTCCCCACCTGGCGTAACTAATCTACCTTGGCTATCACGTTGGCATCGATTCAACAGATCAGAATCTGCGGGATGCACAGTAACAAGTCCTCCACCTTTCTCACGCAAACGCCACTCGACTAAAGTTTTGTTGTAGTAAACAGGTAGAAAAGACAGACCATCGTCTCCACTTATACAAGTGTTGTTGCCTGAATAAAAGACATCTCCTTCCTCTGCGTTTGCAACATAATCTGCGCTGGCTTTTTGTCTTTGCGGAGACATTGCTTGCACTATGCTGATACGCGGAGTCTTGAGGTCTTCCGCACCCACATCTCCGAAACCTTTCTCTTCGATGTTTTCAAATAGGGACGTTAAGGCCGTCCCCTCTCCTTCTTTCTTCGTTGCCATTTTTTTCTCCTTCTTTCTTCGTTCAACGATTAATTTTAGTGCGCTTGCCGAGATAGACAGAAAACTTTTTCTGTGTCTCTTGGTCAAACTCACCGTTACCTGATTCTATTTGTTCTTTGACAAATGCCTTCAGGGTGCTTGGATGCACTGCTTCCTTTTCCTCAGGTATAAACCCTTGTTTAGAAAGTGATGCCACCAATTCTTTTGCGAGACTATCTTCACCTTGACCAAACGAAAGTGTCATAGTGTTTTTAATAATGTCCCCGTGTCCGTTTTCTCTGAGCCAGTTGTGCGCTTCTTCTAAATTCGCTACAGATATTCTGGCACTGTAAAATGGTTCAGCTGATATTCGCGAACCGTCATTTAATTTTATGTCAGATACACCTAGTTGTGTCAGTCTGTCAGGTATAAGTTGCTCAGATAGTTCTCTCTGTTGTTCTTTCAAACGTTTTAATTTTTCTTCTGTGTTACCAACCTCGGCTTCTACTCTTAGAAGTTTTTGACATAGTTCACTGAGGTCCTTGATAGAGTCTTCTGATATTTCCTCTACTGCTTTTGTTGTGCTTTCTTCGAAAAGATCTTTGATGTTTTCCATTCTTTATTCCTTTTTTATTTCGTTATCAACTTGGAGTTGCCAATGCACTATACCATCTATATAATACATTGCAACACTTTAAGATGTGTTTAGATATATAACGAAGAATAAAGGACAGAACTTATGGAAATAACAAATTACGAATTCAAGAGCGAACCGTATCAACATCAACTAGAAACTCTCCAAGAGAGTTACCATCGTAACCTATTTGCATTATTTTTGGAAATGGGACTAGGTAAATCAAAAATCCTCTTAGACAACGCAGGCATTTTATTTGAAGAAGGTAAGATATCTGGTTTATTAATAGTGTCTCCAAAAGGTAATCTACGAAACTGGGATGTTAATGAGGTCAATAAACATTTACCTGATCGCATAAAACGTAACGTATTAGTGTGGCAACCAAACCACACACAAAAATGGTTACATGATTTTAAGACGATGGTTAACGAACCTAGTGAAGGGCAATTAAATATCTTTTTAGTTAACGTAGAAGCTTTTGCTACAGTCAAAGCCTGTAAGTTTGTAGAAGAATTTATGGTCACACATGATGTGATGATGGCGGTAGACGAATCAACTACGATTAAAAATCCAAAAGCTAAACGAACAAAACATTTGATTAAATTAGCGCCATTAGCCGACTACAGAAGAATACTTACAGGGTTTCCTATAACAAAAGCACCTCTTGATCTGTACTCGCAATGTTATTTTCTGTCTCCTAATCTTTTAGGGTTTAGTAGTTTCTACGCTTTCCAAGCTAGATACGCTATTACAGAACGTAAACAAATGGGCCGACATGCTTTCCAACAAATAGTAGGCTTTCAAAAACTAGAAGAGCTGCAACAATCAATCAAGGACTTTTCTATACGTAAGATAAAAGATGAATGCCTAGACTTACCTGAGAAAGTTTACGTAAGAAGACATATTGAGCTTACTCCTGAGCAACAATCTGTTTATAGAAGTATGAAAAGAGAAGCATTAATGGTGTTAGGAGAAGAGTTATTCTCTACTATGAATGTACTAACTCAGCTTATGCGCTTACAACAAGTTGTTGCAGGCAGTCTCCGTAGTCCTGAAACAGGTGAGACAATCATATTAAAGAACAACAGAGTGCAAGCAGTGTTAGATTTATTAGAAGAAACGTCAGGTAAGGTTGTAATCTTTGCAGTCTTCCAGACAGATATACAAGAACTAGAAAGAGCTATCACTGAGAAGTTTGGTCAAGGCTCTGTAGCATCTTACTACGGCAAAACACCTCAGGACGAACGACAAAATATTATAGAAAAGTTCCAGGATCCTGACAGTGAACTTAGATATTTTGTATCTAACCCACAGACAGGTGGTAGAGGTATTACATTAACAGAAGCCAGCACTATGATATTTTACTCTAACTCTTATGACCTAGAACTTAGGGTACAAGCAGAGGACCGCATACACAGGATTGGTCAAGAACGCAGTTGTACCTATGTAGACTTAGTATCACAAGGTACAGTTGACGAACAGATACTTAAAAATCTATTGAGTAAAGTTAAGATCAGCAACGAAGTTCTTGGAGAAGTTCGCAGATGGTTCCAATAAGAGTATAATTTACAAAAGAATATGGAACAGACAGTTACATTTATTAATGAAGTAGGCTTCCCTATAGCGGCGGCATTAGGTTTAGGTTTCTTTATATGGAAACTTATCAATAGAATTATTGATGGCATGGAAACAAAGCTAGATGTCTTAGATGAAAAAGTTGCAGTACAAATAGCAGCAATGGAAGAAAGGTTAGGAGGCAAGCTAGACTCACAACATGGAATACTAGTAGCATTGATAGATAGGATCAGATCACTTGATAATGAAATTATTAGACAAGACACTATGATTAAAACAATCTTAGGAGTTCCTAATCTTATAGATATAGATAAGATCGCTAAAGCAGATAGAGACGATCAAAGGAAAGACTGATGGACAAAAAAAGACCTGGTGAAATATTGTTTATATCTTTTATCATAATTACTATGTTTATTGTTTTATCAGTACAAGCTGATGAAATGACACACAAATTTAAAAGCCCTAGTTTTTCAGGGCAAAACACATCTAGTCATTATCTAACTATAGAAAATCAAGAGTTCAACAGGATAGAAGCTGTACGAGAAGAGATTAGAGCCTATCAAGAAGACTTAGAAAGAGAAGCTGATAACACAACATTAGCTAGGTTCATACGTAACCTAGAGAGTAGAATATATGCACAGCTCAGTAGACAGCTGGTAGATAATCTATTTGGTGAGTCCTCATCTGATTTTGGTGTTTTAGAATTAGAAGGTAATACCATAGAATATAGGGTAGAGGACGATAAGGTAACTTTAATAATTACAGATGAAGAAGGCAATACAACGGAAATTACTGTTCCTCTCGGTTCTTTTAGTTTCTAGCTGTGCTTTAATTGTAGACCCATTAGACAATGGTGTACCTCCAATGCGGGACATTGAACCTGCAGAAGTAAGTTCTTTAATTGTACAAGGACTTAAAGATATTGGACCCCCTGTCAAAAAACCTATCGTTGCCGTTTATGCAAAAAGTTTTCAAGATAATACAGGCCAACGTAGATCTAATAGTCAGTACGCTAGTTTTAGTACAGCTATTACTTCCTCTCCCGATGCCTATTTAATAAGAGCACTTAAACATTCAAACTTCTTTGATGTAGTAGAGCGCAAAGGCCTAGACGATCTGACTAAAGAACGACAGCTCATACGTACAACCAGAGAAAATTTCGAAGAAAAACAAAAGCTTAAGCCTTTATTGTTTGCAGGACTTCTTATGCAAGGTGGAGTTATAGGTTATGAAACTAATGTTAAGAGTGGCGGAGCTGGGGCCAGGTATCTTGGTATAGGTGCATCAAAAGAATACAGACAGGACAGTATCACTGTTTCGTTACGCACTGTTTCAGTTAGCACAGGTAAAGTTTTGCTGGAAGTATTAGTAACCAAGAGTGTATTGAGTGCTTCTATATCACAAGACGTATTTAAGTTCTACAGTAACAACACTGAATTAGTTGAAATTGAGAGCGGGATAGTAGAAAATGAATCAGTAAATATAGCATTACAGGCTGCTGTGGAAACAGCGGTCTTAGAAACAATACTCGAAGGGTTAGAACTAGGGTATTGGGAGCAAAGAAGTGAGAACAAATAGACTACTTATATTGTTGCTTTTAATAGCAACACCTTTTTATGCAGCTGACAACGAGATATTTATAGATCAGTCAGGTGCTACATCTAATTTAGATATCGAACAAGTTGGGGGTAGTGGTAACATCATTGGTGGAGCTACTGCAGCCGCTGGTTCTATGACTGCATTGGATATCGATGGTGCAACTATGACCTTAGATATATTGCAAAAAGGTAATACAAACAAATTCTTAGGCGATATCTGGTCAGATAACTACACAGGTTACTTTTCATTTATAGGTGATACCAACACATTTAATATGTCTACAGATGAGACCAACGCTACAGGTGCAGATGGTTCTAATGTAAACGTACAGGTAACAGGCAATACAAACACCATGACTTTGAATCAAGCTATGACTGCACTTGCAGCTAACTTAGATCTTGATTGGACTGTGCAAGGTTCAAGTAATAGCATTACAGCGTCTATAGATGTAGACGGTGCTACTAATTTTATGGATATCGATGGTTCAGATAACACAGTAACCTATGATGGAGATGGATATGCTGGAGGTTATTTCTATCTAGATCATACTGGTAGCACAAGGACATTTAACATAGATCAGGAGTCTACATCAGATAATGACTGGCTTAAAATTACATCTGTTGGCTCTAGCGGTACTGTCTGTGTTACTCAGTCAGACGCAACGACTTCATTCGTCTGTTGAGATAGGCTCTATTTCAGAAGTTAGAGGCAACGCACAAGTCCTACGAGACAAAGCTTACGGAGCTGAGTTGCAATTCGATATACAACAAATGGATGATGTCCGCACAGAAGCAGGCAGAGTTGCTATAACCTTTTCAGACGACTCTACAGTCAAACTAACAGAGCATTCTAAGTTAGTGATAGACGAATACATATACGATCCTGACCCGTCAAAATCTAAAATGGCCCTGAAGTTTGCTAGTGGCACAGCGCGATTTATTACAGGTAAATTTAACAACAAGAGCAATATATCAATACGTACACCTACAGCTAACATAGCGATAAGAGGGACGGATTTCACCTGTACCGTAGACGAGCTGGGTAGATCTCTTGTCATACTGTTGCCAGACGAGAATGGTATATCTAGTGGTGAGATTATAGTATCTACAGGAATGGGTAGTGTGACACTTAATAAACCATATCAAGCAACTACTGTATCTGTATTCGAAAGTAATCCTACTGCACCTGTTGAACTAGATATCACACTAGATCTAATCGACAACATGCTCATTGTAAATCCTCCTGAGCAAACACAAGAATCGTTAGAGCAATCACAGACACAAGCCTCTGCTGACTACCTGGACTTTAACGATCTTGATATAGACTTTCTTAACGAAGACTTCTTAGACGCAGAAGCAGAGCTAGAGTTTACTGAGCTAGACATTAACTATTTAGATGTAAACTTCTTAGAAGATCTACTTAATGTATTAGATGCACTAGCACTATCTAAAGAAGAAGATGCTCTCAAACAAGGAGGAGTAGGCATACGTATAGCTGGGACAGAGATAGGACAGGACAAGGACACACAGATAACAACTATCGTATCGGGGCAAATTATTAGTTTGACCAGGACAGTTAATCAAAGCGCTAAGTTAAACCTGGATGGATCAGACAGCTACACTGTTATCTTGATACAGGATGGTGTATCTAACACAGTTAAGATCAACGGTGGATCTTCTACAACAATAACAATTAAACAAAGTTCAGGATGAAAAAACTACAACTCCTTGGTTTGATAGCTTTGCTCGGCTTACCTTTGGTGCTACAGCTCACACCTTTAGAGATACTAAAGCTCAAGGTATTTGATTCATGGATCAAGGACCAAGGGCCTTCTGGTTACTTTACGGTGCTAAACATTACAGAAGAAGACGTGAGGGACGAAGGTGGGTGGCCTTTTCCTAGAGAAAGACTGGCTGAGATACACATGCAGCTACTAGAACGCGGAGCTATGGGAGTAGGATACGTTATAGCATTTAGCGAACCAGATCGTTTTGGTGGTGATGAAGTGTTTGCCAATAGTCTAAGTATGCACCCAAGTATCCTGGCTATGTTTGAAACAGACAATCAACAGTATCCACCTACAACGGGGACAGTGATACTGGGTGATGATATCGGTGGGGTAATGCTGCAAGGAGCTACACAGAATGTAGAAATATTACGGAACAGTGCTTACCAGGGTATATCTTCTGCACCGATTGATGTAGATGGTTTGACCAGAAGACTACCTTTGTTGATGCGTACTCCTGATGGCTGGGTTCCTGCATTTGGCACACAAGTATTAAAAGTATTAGCGGGTGCTGACACCTACGTTATAAATACGAATGATAATGGTATACAAGAAATCAGGGTAAAAGGGCTCCCACCAGTCAAAACAGACAGTTTAGGACGTAAGTGGATAAGTTTCGTGAATACCCCTTCGACTACATTACAAGAGATGGATGTGGCAGATAAGTTTGTAATTGTAGGAGTAACAGCTAACGGGGTGATGCCGCAACTATCCACACCAGCAGGGCTACTCGAACCGCACAAGATACAGGCAGCTTTAGCAGAAAGCATACTGATACAAGACAGCCCATACATACCTGACTATTCCCTAGCTGTGGAGTTGGCGGCTTTGATACTGGGTGTAGTCATGATGTGGGCATTCATTAGTTTTCTGGGGATAACGTTGGGGATAAGTTTAGCTGTGTCTACCATGGCCTTAACTTTATTTGGTGGCTACACCATAGTACAACAAGGTGTATTGATCGATGTGACTTGGACATTTATGGCTGAGTTTATAACAGCAACCATCACCTTTTATCTAAGGTTTAGAGAACAATACAAACTACGACAGCTTATAAAAAAGCAATTCGAACATTACTTAGATCCGAGGCAGGTAAAGGCTTTGCAGTCTAATCCCAGTCTATTGAAGTTGGGCGGAGAACGACGGAACTGTACGTTTTTGTTTACAGATGTACGTGGGTTTACTGCTATGAGTGAGACCATGGAACCAGAAGAAGTAACAAAGATTATGAACCAAGCTCTGACCATACAATCAGACACAGTTAAGAAGTACGATGGCATGGTGGATAAGTATATTGGTGATGCAATGATGGCAATATTTAATGCGCCCTTGGACTTAGAAAACCACGAAGAAGCTGCTGTGTTGTGCGCAAAAGAGATACAAGAACAGTTTAAGTCTTCAAAAATTTCTGTGGAGATTGGCATTGGCGTAAACACAGGCCCAGCTGTGGTCGGTAACATGGGGTCTGAAACCAGGTTTGACTACACAGCTATAGGTGACACGGTAAATCTAGCAGCCAGGTTAGAATCCAGCACCAAAGAAGTAGGTAAAGATATAGTTATTGGAGAGTCCACAGCAAAAGCATGTTCTTTCCCTCTAGCGGTACTACCTTCGATCACTGTTAAAGGTAAACAGGACAGGATAAACATATTCACCTTGATGCCCTAATCATATAAACTAAACTTATGAATATAGACGAAGTACGATTATTAATTAAACAACTTGGTAAAGAACTTTACGCAGATAGCCCTGAACGACAAACAAGGGGTCCATTTAGTGTGGATACGTATGAAGGACCTATGACCAAAGAACAAAAGTTAGCTGACGTAGAAGCTTATCAAGCAGAAATGGCGGAAAAAGAAGTTTACCGCGACTCTTTAATGGATTTAGAAGATGCTCTAGTAGACGCTTCACCCAGCGTAGGCGAAAAATTAATTGCTAATTTTATAAATCTTTTTCCAATGGGCAAACGTAGTAGCACGGGAATAGGCAGCTTAGTAGGTAAAGAAATCGGAGAAATGACAGAGGCTGAAGCTGCAAGAATAGCTGAGGCTCAAGCAGAAGTTACTAAATATAACCAAATGCAGCAAGAGGGCGAACCTTTAAACTCTTTTCAAATGCAAAAGAAGAACGATGCTGAAGGCATACTTAGTGCATTACCTAGTACAGGATCTCCTGGTACTCAAGAAAAGTATTTTGAACAGTTACACAAGTCTAGGCAACTTCCTACTTCTCCGCAAATGTTAGAAGAGTATGAAGCATATCAGGATTCTAAAGGCCGCATAGAGATGGCTTCTGGTTTGTTTATGACCAGAGCTGAATTCGAAGGTCTTATGGACTTAGATTTAAGTGATGTTGAAAACTTGTCTGAAGCAGAACAGGACTTAATGATTAAATATAATCTTGATGTTAAAGATATACCTAAAGGTCCGCCGAAAGAGTTAAAAGATGTAAATGAAAACTTACAAGGGCTATTTGATTTTACAGATAATTTACTATCTAAGGATTTAAAACCTAAAGAATACATTAATAGTCTTTCTATCGAAGATCGACTTGACTTGTATCTTGATCCTCTTGAGGGTAGCAGTCCAGAGGCTTTATTACTTGATTCAGAAGAAATTGATTACTATCAAGATATAGTAGATTGGGAACAGATCCCTGATGAATTTAGAAGCGATGATAAGTCTCAAAATTATCCGCGAAATAATTTAACAAAAGCTTTTTTAGAAAAGTCTAACATTGAAGAACGACGTGAAGGAGATCTAGTAAAAGACTTTCGCGGAGCGCCTTATTACCAAGAAATTATAGATGCCACAGGAAAAAGTAAAGTTAGAGTTTATACTCCAATTGAAAGAACAGACTATGGAATGGGCCCTAAATACAGTAGCAAAAGTTTTAATAACCCTACTTATAAAGAATTAAAAGACTGGTTAGCTTCAAAGAATATAAAAGGCTATAAAGATGGTGGCGTAATTATGAACTACGGTGATTATGGAAGGAGCTACATTTAATGTATGAATACAATTGCACAGTGGAAAGGGTGGTCGATGGAGATACTATCGATGTTGTTTTACATCTCGGTTTCGATATTATGTATAAGTCTCGTGTTCGTTTATACGGTATTGATACTCC